GATTACTAAATTTAGTATCAGAAGGACAAAATAATGTTATATTAAATGGGAATCCATCTAAAACGTTTTTTACTGTAAAATATGCCAAATACACTAACTTTGGTTTACAAAAATTTCGCTTAGATTATGATGGTCTTCGTGAATTACGATTAAGTGAAGAATCCACATATAAATTTAAGATTAAACGATATGCTGATCTACTTATGGATACATACTTAGTCATAAATTTGCCAAATATATGGAGTCCTATATATCAACCTAATGATAATAATGGATGTACATGGGGCGCATATGACTTTAAATGGATCGAAAATATAGGTACAAATTTGATTAAAGAAATAAACATAACATGTGGTAATACTACAATTGCTACTTATCATGGCGATTATTTAGAAGCCATTATTCAACGAGACTTTAGTGCTGAAAAAAAGGAATTATTTAATACAATGAGTGGTAATATACCCGAATTGAATGATCCAGCAAATGCTTTCAATAGAAATAATTCATATCCCTCTGCGTTTTATACGGATAATCCATTAGGTGCGCAGCCTTCTATTGGAGCAAGAACTATATATATACCAATTAATACATGGTTTACACTTGATAATAGATGTGCATTTCCACTTGTATGTCTACAATATAACGAATTGGAAATATCGGTTACATTACGACCTATTCAACAAATATTTCAAGTTCGTGATGTGTTCGATTATGAAAATAATTATCCTTATGTACAACCCGACTTCAATGAAGAACGGTATCAATTCTATAGATTTTTACAAACACCACCTTCTGTGGATATTAGTCGTGAAAACTATGAAAATCAAAATACTTCATGGAATGCTGATATACATTTAATCAGTACATATTGTTTTTTATCAGAAGAAGAATCACAATTATTTGCCGCTAAAGAACAAATATATTTAATAAAAGAACTACATAGATATGAATTTAACAATGTATCTGGAACAAAAAGATTACGTCTTCAATCATCTAGTGGTATGGTTTCAAATTGGATGATGTATTTACAAAGAAATGATGTAAATCTCAGAAACGAGTGGTCTAATTATACTAATTGGCCATATAACTCACCACCAATTAATGTACAGCGCGCAGAAAAGCAATTGACTGATTATACAAATGAATGTTCTGGTGTTGTATCACTATTTCCTACTTTCGATCCAAACCAAATTCCACTTAATACACAAACAAATACTGCTGTAGGACCTGGAATGAATCCTAATGGTATGAATACTGGTTATTTTGTAACCGGTGATTTAAATGTAGAAAATCAAAAAGAAATATTACAAACAATGGGTATATTATTAAACGGTGAATATAGAGAAAATAATCAACCAAGTGGCGTTTTTAATTATATTGAAAAATATGTACGCACTAGTGGTAATGCTAAAGATGGATTATATTGTTACAACTTTTGTCTACATACTAATCCATTTGAATATCAACCATCTGGTGCTATAAATATGAGCAAATTTAAAACAATTGAATTAGAAATTACCACAATGCTTCCACTAGTAGATGATGCGAATTCTGACTTTCAAATTCTATGTGACGCAGAAGGTAATCCTATTGGTGTAAATAAACAAAACTGGCGTTTATATGAGTACAATTATAACATGGTTGTAATGGAAGAGAGATATAATATATTGAGTTTTATCGGAGGAAATTGCGGATTAATGTATGCGCGATAATATATATTATACACTAAATATATATGGGTACAACTAAATGGAAGAAAAAAGATAATATTAAAATAAAAAAAGAGAAAACGAAAGAATCATTTAAGCAAAAAAATGAAAAACAAGGTTTTACAAAGTTACCAAGTTTACCAATTATAGAAGGAAACACTAATATGGAAGACGATAATGAACCATCTCCAATTTTTGAATTAAATGAAGAAAATACGAATGAATTTTTAGATTCTGGGTTAGAAAACACTAATAGAGAATTGGAAGAAAAGGCCAGAGGTCTCACTGATAAAGTTGTAAATATACGTGAGTCATTAAAAAAATTTAATTCTCTTGCAGATAGACTATTTATGGAAAAATACAATGAAGCAAATTTAGGTGAAACTGTAGAAAGACTTCTTACTGATGTGAAGGCATGGACTATCTATGAAGAAAATAAATCATGTGAATTATTTAATGGATCAAGAACAACAGATGTACCAGAAGATATGAACATTACAGAACCATTTGATGAATCAGTAACACCAGATGTACCAGAAGATATGCCTACTAATGAAGGTGGTGATAGTTCATTATCTGATGAAGAAAAAAGAAAAAAAATTAGAAAATTATCGAAAAAAGGGTTTCAACTTACCTTACAATATGTCTCACTTTGGTTTAAAAATTGTTTGATATTATTTCAAGCATTACCTAAGCTTATTCTCCTACGTCTGGATTGGGCCGTATATAGTTGTAGAAAAATTATTGAACTTTTTTGCGAAATGATCAGAAATACAGAAAGTGTAATATTAGAAAGTGATTTACAAAAGGTATTTGATCAGTTTGATATTATTATTTATTATTTCATGGTATTTGTTTTTAGCTATAATTGGTTTTTTGTATTTTTCTATTATGAAAAACAACCAAATGATGCTGAACAAATTGAAAAAAATATGTATAAATATCTTTATGTATCTACATCTAAGTTTCTTAATGATAATGAAGCAAGCCCAGGGAGGTCGATAAAACATATTATGGGAAAAGCCGGATTCTTTACTAAAAACTTATTTTCACCATTATTGTATATTTTATCCACTATAATATTTCTATTTACGGAACATTCTGATACAATTGGGTTTACAATTCCAAATATATTACAAAATATAATAACACTTCTTGGTTTAACACAATTTTTTAACAGTTTACAATTCAAATTTTTATTTACACTGGTTTTATTTTATTTTATATTGGAACCATCTGTTCATATTATGAAAACCATAACTGGATTTAAAATATCAAATATGGCTCCAGGAACACAATATGCTTCGGTAATTATATATGGATTAATGATGCTAATTGGTGGATTAGGAATATTTGAAATGTTTATAGGTCCAGATGCATATGGTTTTATGAAAGATATCATGAGTCCAAAAAATGAATCAATGAAAGAAAACACAGACAAGAAAACAGACCTACAGGCAGATGCGATTAATAATCTTGCGAAAACAATTGGTGAATCGGCGGAAAATATTACTGAAGGGAGCATGTGGAATAATTTAGGAAAAATTATTATCACATTATTCACATTTATGATACGATGTTCATCATTCTTCTACTTCTTCAACTGGTTTGCTGTACTACTGTCTATATATTTTGTAACATTATCATTTTTCCCAATGTTGCTTTTCGGTTCTAAAGATAGTTTTGAATATACAAAGAATGCTATAAATAACTCCAATGAACCATGTAATACGTGGAAAAATATGTTTGCAAATCTTTGTGGTTTTATTAATAAACGGTCATTTATCTTTGTAATGGTTATAATATTAGGATTTTCATTCAACGAATACCGCAATAATTTGGGTAATGATTCTCTTAAAACAGGTTTATTTACAACATGTGGACTTTTATTAGCTGGTTTCAGCTATGGATTATATGATCCAGATAAAATATCTACATGGTTAAATAATTTCCTTATGATTTTTAATGCATTCATATAAACATATATAAATATTAAAACAATAATTATATATATGGGTAAAAAAAAAGATAAGAACGGTAAAAAAACATCACTTACAATGCCGTTTGTTTCTGTATGTACCCCTACGTATAATCGGCGTCCATTTTTCTATACATTATTTGAATGTTTTAAAAACCAAGATTATCCAATGAGTCGTATTGAATGGATCATTGTAGATGATGGTACTGATAAAATAAAAGACTTAGTTGAATCTTCGAATATACCACAAATTAAATACTTTGAATTAGATGAAAAAAAAACATTGGGATTCAAAAGAAATTATATGCATGATCAAAGTAAAGGTAGTATTATTGTGTATATGGATGACGATGATTATTATCCTCCAGATCGTATAAGTCACGCAGTAGAACGTCTTTTAAGAAATCCAAAAGCATTATGTGCTGGATCTAGTGAATTATATATATATTTCAAACATATACAAAAAATGTATCAGTTTGGTCCATATGGACCAAATCACGCCACTGCGGGTACATTTGCGTTTCGCCGTGACCTATTAAAAATAACAAGATATAATGAAACCGCATGTTTGGCAGAGGAAAAAGAATTTTTACATAATTATACAATACCATTTGTTCAATTAGATTCATTGAAAACTATATTAGTATTTTCACATAATCAAAATACGTTTGATAAAAAGAAATTATTGTCACAAAGCCCAAGTAAGTTCATGAACGAAAGTGATAAAACAGTAAATATGTTTATACGTAGAGATAACGAAGAAAGTATCAAAAAATTTTTCATGGAAGATATAGATCCACTATTGGAAAACTATGCTCCAGGAGATCCTTCTATGAAACCAGATGTAATAAAACAAATGAAAGAACTCGACGAACAACGATCCAAAATGGTAAATCAACAAACACCTATGATTACTCTACCTGGAAAGCAACCTGAACCACTTGATTTACAAAAAGCAGTTAATATAATACAAACCATGCAGCAAACTCTTAGACAAAGAGACGATAAGATAAAAGAACTTGAAGAAAAAATTAAATTATTTGAAAGTAAATAAATATATTATTTTATATTTAATATAATATAATATGACAACAATTGGTGATATTTTAAAAATGAATACAGATATATTACAAAATGATTATTCGCAAAATATTTGTACTATTTGTCTAGGAGTAATAGGAGACGTAAATAAAGCAACTACTGAATGTGGACATAATTTTTGTTTATCTTGTTTACTTGAATCATTAGAGAAAAAAAATATTTGTCCGTTATGTAGAAAAACCTTAGAACCAAAAAGACCTGAACGTTATAAAAAAATTACTATTGAAAGTACCAATAAATACATAGAAGAAATTATTGATAGTTATGACGTTTCGTTAGTATTATATTTATTAAAAAATACACAACGAAATAATTATATGAATCTCGTAGTTCATCTACGTACTATAATGATAGATCTCATTCGTAAATTAATAGTATTTCAATATACTTCTGCGTCAAGCGATGATGAAGAAGACGAAGACGATGATGAAGAAGATGATGAAGAAGATGATGAAGAAGATGATGATATTTAATTTTCTGTTCCATCTTTTAACGAATTTTTTTCCAAAAACTTATACATTCTTTTTATGTCTAACTTATTTATATTATCATTATCAAAAACATTCAAATTTTCATAATTACGTGGAAAAAGTGTTTTTATTTCATTAAATAAACAAATCAGATCCTTTTTATCCATTCCTAATTCGAAACATAAATTATTAAAAAACTGTTGATTATTATATTCAGTTGAGTATTTTGTCAAAATCTTAGTAAAACGTATTTCTTTTAACGGTTTCGGTTTTATATTTTCATGAAATATTTTATTATTATAAAATGTTTTTATAAGTGAACTCACTTCATTAAATAACCATATTTGATTTTGAAATGTTATTCTATCAATATAATCCGCGTAACAAATATTATTTAATAATTTTAAATATAAGTTTATATGATAATTCATATTTTTAGAATTAAAAAATTCTATCACATTTTCATGCCATAATAAAGAAATTATTGTACGCTCATTATCATTAATATATTGTTGATGTTGACTTATATGTAAATTATTTTCAAATAAGAATTTGGTATTTTTTTTAGAATCCTCATTGAAATCCTTATTATATATATGATCAAATATTGTGTCAAAATTCATAGAATTGTTATACATATCATATATTTGAGTTAATTTACGTAAATCTCCTTGGATATATTTTATACATTGGGTTTTATATTTTTCATCTATGTGTAACATGTTAAATATTTGAAAATCTGTAGGCATTTTCAATTCATATACATGACATACTTTCATAAGATCTTTTATTTTTTTATCAATTGTATTATTACATATACAAATAATCGGATTCATATTTATATTCTCCAACTTCTGTTTTTTCGTTTTTTTTTGACGTACTAATTTTATTAATGCGGCTATACCCCCTTTATCTCCACTATTCATTCCTTCTATCTCATCCATTATTATCGCTATTTTTTTGGTATTTTTTGTAAACATATGTAATACATTTTTATTTGATACATTATTACACGCAATGTTATCAAATAATGCTTTATTGCGCAAATCACTTGTATCATATTGAACAATATCATAATTTATTTTTTTTAATAAATTATATACAAATGATGTTTTTCCTATACCAGAAGGACCATAAATAAATATTGCTCTTTTAAAATTAATATCTTCGATTTTTTCTTCATAATTATATAATAAATTACATATTTCATTTTCTATTGATTCTCTTTCTAGAATTGAGTTTACATTTGACCATACATTTTTCATTATTAAGTATAATAAAAAATATTTATATATTATTTAGTTTATTTATTTACTAAAAGCGGCAAAACTATTTGTTCTTGGAACGAAAGTACTTTCTTCTCTTTGTGGTAATTGTCCATTGTATGTATATGGATCCATTGCAGGTGTAGCATAATTAATTGCTTGGTTACCAGCTAATCTACCATGTTGTTGATAATAACCATTCGTCGCGTTTCCTCCATATCCATATGTTGGTCCTCCGCTAACATTGTGTGGTCCGCGTCCAATATCTTTTACAAAATCAGCTGTACCAGATACAGTATCATATGCTATATCTACAGTACCTGATGCTGTATCACGAGCCAATTGACCTGTTCCACTTATCAAGTTACCAGTTCCATCTAATACTGTATTTGTTAATTCAAGAGCACCGGAACCAGCAGACTTTAATAAATCACTGGTTGTATCCAATGTCTTATTCAAAGCATCTGTACCACTATCCAATGCCTTACCTGCTACATCACCAACCGTTGTTACTGTTGTACTCAATGTGCCCGATAAATTGGTATCTTTTACAACTGAGTTTCCACATGCGTCTACTGTACCAGATCCACCGTGTCCGCCACAATTACCACAATCTCCCCCTGTAGGACAAGCAGGACAAGCAGGACATACCGGTGGTACAACTTGTGTCTTTAACATGTAATCATTTGAATGTCCACCTATTGGTGTATTTGTGGAATTCCAATACCAATACCATTTCCAATATTCATTCATATCTTCTCCTGACTCTGGAGGAGGTGGGTTACTAGAATCACCATTAGAATCACCATTTGAATCTTCACCATTTGAATCATCACCATTTGAATCATCACCATTGGAATCATCACCATTGGAATCTTCACCATCTTCATAATTAAATTGTACTAAACCATCTTGACTAAATCTAAATACATTATTTGATCCTAAGCTATATACGCCATTACTTGAACCACTTTGTTCTTTTCTCAAAACCAAAATCATTGTTGTATATTGTTTTGCGACATAAACAATCAAGTTACCACCTTTGTTATCCTTAGCAATAAATCTAGCTGAATTATTAGAACTTAAGTTCTTTGATGTAGGAAATACATAATCATCACTTTCTTCACCATCTAACATAGAACCATTTGAAGATCTTTTGTAAATTTGAAGCGAAGATTCACTATCTGTACTTGTATCAATATATAAATCACCATTATTTACGTTATAGTAAACATTCTTTGCTACTTGATAACAATCAATTAAAGTTTTTCCACCAACTTCAACATCATTTGCTGATCCAGCAGTAAAATCTTCTGATGATTTATGACCAACTGTCATTGGAGCAGTATAATCAATATGAATTAATTCATCTTGTGATTGAAGATAACCAAAATTATTTGTACTTGCATCCGAAGCATTATTATTAATTACATGCATATAGGTGACATAACCATAATTCACATAATATAATTGATTATTGGCGTAGTCGGTATAATCAGATGAAACTTTTTTTGTGTACCAATGATTATACATAGCTGATAAATCTTCACCATCTCCTGCTACATTAACACTTGAATCCAATGAATATACTTTTACACCATCAACTTCTGAACTAGAAGCATCTATACGTTCACTATTACCTTCTCTGTCATATACTTCCACATATTCAATATCTTCACCTGAAGCTCCTTCAACATTTTCTTGTCCCCATACACGAATAATCTTCCCAGAATCTGGATAAAAGTAATTATTATCATATAAAAAATAACCACTAGCATCTGTATCTGGTAGTTGATGGGCAGAATTAAATGCAGATCTAGCATTGTAATTTACGAATCCTTCGGAATTACTACATATTTTGTACAAAACAAATATTACCAATAAGACAATTGCTATTAAAAATAACCATGTTGGAATCTTAAAAGACAAATTCATTATATATATAATATATAATTAAAATAAAAAAATCATATAATTATTTTCCCCCTAAATACATTTCATCCACTGGAATAATATACTTTATTAAGGCCATATTTGTTCATACATTTTTGTAAAAATATGGTACAACCATAACATGGTTTAGAATTCATTATAACATCGCTTTTTCCCCCTCTACCAAATCGAAATACATACATATTTGCCCCTTTCAATTTATTATTATCTCCTATCTCCTTCACTACGTTTTTCTCGGCATGAATACTATAATCGGAATATCCACATCCTCGACTACGTGAACCAATTTTATTATGTGCTTGTGCGATTATTTTACCTCTTAATACTAAAACAGCCACATGAATACTTGTACAATGTCTTTCTTGTAGCTTCTGTATATTTGGATCATTTCTAAACTGTTCCATTAAATCTGACATTGATAATACGATTGTTATTTAATATATTGAAAAGTATGTTTTATATTTTTAATTATTATTACTAAAAATATAATCAATTTTTATCATTTATTTTGCTCTATATGGAATAGCATATGGATTAGATTTCAATGACGCAGTTAAATCACCTTCAATTCTTGTAATATTGATATTTTCATCCAATGGTTTACGTTCTATCATTGTACCCATATTCATTGTAGATGGTGGCTGAGCTAAATAAGATGGGGCAATTTCACGTGTACTGATTAAGTCCGAGTATTGTTGTTTTACACTTTGATTAATATAATCATTACCTAATTTCATATTACCTTGTACCAAACGTCCTTTAACGGTTGATGACTTAATATCATTATTGCGCTGATTTAATTCAGCAGCATAAGATCTTTGTTCATTAGAACCAGTTCCTGCGCCTACATAACAAAAATCACCTTGGGTTTGACGATTATTACTAATTTGTTGATGCGGTGTCGATTGATGAGCACCTTGTACATTACCATGAAAATTCAAATGACCACTTCCTTTTTCTGTCATTTCTCTATTTGTTGTAGGAGCATTATTTGTATTTGGCGCATAAGAAGCATTAACTGATGCTTTTGGATTTTCATAAAGTCTCATATTACCAATTGTATTTTCCTTTCGTGTAGGTTTTAAAGCGTCTAAAAGAGGAGAAAGAGCAGCACCAAAAGCACCTCCAATGGCTCCAAAATATCCATCATCCATATTAGAAGATCTATTATTTGGATATGCCATTTTACTTTTAATACCATAATCCGACTCTGTAGCATTACCATGACCAACCGCATTTGCTACACGTAATGGATATGAATCTAATTGTTGCTTATGTGGATCATTATGTTCACCGTCGATATAGTATGAATTATTACCATAAGCTGCTACACCAGAATATGAAACTGCTGTGTCTGGACGCGATACATGACGATCAACTGGTATTGAACGCATAGTTTGTCCCTTTTCTAAACCGGTTGTTGTCATATATCTATCTTGCTTCATTTCAAATGTTGTGTCCGGTCGATGTTTTTCTTGAATACCTTGTTGAGCACGGGTTTTTATATAACTGTTAGCCGGACCCTCATGACCTAGTAAATTATATGATACTTTTGGATCAGTTACTACACGC